GTATGGCTCCACCTTTCGGTTGACGATTGCCCCAAGGGGCGGTCTCACTTCCGTGAGAAGGTGCAGTTTAATGCGGTTGTATGCTTACGCATACTACAGACCTCGTAAGAGGTCGGGACGGGCACGAAGTGCCTGCAGCTGCTTCACAGCAGCGAATCTTGCTACCAGGTGGTAGCAATGAAGGATGACCTTAACAACAGGGTCACCCATAAGCTCTCCACGTGTCGTGAAGTAGCGACTGAGAACTTTGTTCTCATCCATCTCCTCGACTTGCCGAGGAGCGCAAAGTGCAAACATTGAAGTTTGCCGGTACCATGTGGGCATGCCCACATTGTAACATAGGCGATTGCACATCGCCTGGGCCACTGCGTGGTCGCAGTAGATTGTAGCCTGTTCCCAATCAGTCGAGAACAGGAATATATCTTTGTCACCAAAGATAAAGTTCGCAGCAGGATTCTTGTGCGAAAGGCGCTTGAAGAAATTCCAAGCGTGGTTTGCCGCCCCGACGCCAGATCGGGACGATGGTATTACTGTTAGATACTCCAACAGTATGTGAGACATGACATGCAAAAGCATGGCATGGGCAAGGTGCGATACCGTAATCGCACGATACTTCCCTAGTTCTGCAACTAGGGACACTCTGACAGACATAACGTTTCTGTCATATATGGTTTGTCTGTCGACAAACTGATTGCAGGCCCAGTGGAACAGGCATTCACCTGTTCCATTATTACCTGGCCTGAGAATCCTCCCTGTCGGGAGGCCGGTCTCCAGATTTAACTCTGGAATTTCTGGATTTGAAACCAGAACTTTTCTGGCAGCTTCAAGCTTGCCACCAGACGCGGTGTTCGTAAAGAACTCCCCACTATCACTAAGTGATATCTTGGCCTTGTTTATGACAGAGGACCAAAACTGGGCTGAGTTACCCTCAGCTCCTATAGACTCCACCACTTCCTGATGGAGATCATCTACACCGGCAGCGATGTAGTATTTCATCCGTTCGTAAACGGATGGATCTGGAGGCTCCGTGAGAACCTCTTTTATTTCCTGAAGTGTTTTCAGGAAAACTTGTCGGGGGGGAACCCCCGATGCACGAGTCTGGCTGAACAAAGCCACTCTGTACATATCGATAGGAGTTTTCCTATCGGACATAAAGTCAGTTATGACCTTAAAGAACG